GCTGTTTGTGCTAATTGCGTTGCCGCCACCTCCCATTCCGCCAAAGAAGTTCAAACCGATATTTAAAATTTGCATTTTGATTTGAGCCGCAATCATTTGTGCGGCCATATCTAAGAAATGATCTGCTGTGCGTTGAAACAGATTGGCCAACGCTTCCCGAGCGGTCATGCTGCCGCTAACAAGCCCTCGAAATGACTCTGAAAACGCATTACCTAAAGTGTCTGCTAACGAAATTAACTGCTTAACTGGATCAAGCAGATCATTGATTTGTTGCTGAGTTTGCTTTATCGCTTGGCTTAAAGGACTATTCTCTTCGGCTATTTTGTTTAAAAGACCTTCAATTTCTTCAATCTGCCCCTGGTCCAAGCCGTCTTTTTGAAGTTTTTTAAGTTGAAGCTGAATGCGAAGACGTTCTTTTTCTTCTTCGGTCACTGCTTGAGCCATTTTTAACTCATGCTCCAAATTTTCAACAGTATCTGTAAAAAGTTTATTTCTTGAAACCTGCAAAGCATTTAACTGCCGTTCTGTATCTTGTTGAGCTGCTAATTTTTCAGTAGCCTTGCCAATGTTAATCGCATCTATTTCTCTTTGATCCGTAATGTCAATTAAATCTTTTCTACGACTTGCCTCAATTTCAGCTATTCTTTGCTCGCCCTGTAAACGGACAACAAGTTGATCGTCACTGACCGCTTCTGCCGCTGCAATCTTATCTTTAAAAACAGAAATAGCAAGAATTTTTTGACGTTCTTCTTCAAGCTGCGCTAATCGTTTTTGCAATTGAGCTTCTTGCCTAGCAGCTCTGCTAGCGCTTCTGTCTTTAGGCGGTTTAATCGAATCCCGATCGCTTTGAGTTACTTTAAGTTTTGTCCTGGTCAAAGAAGATTTACCATATTTGCCTGCCGCAACATCTCGCGAAAGCTGCCCAAGGACATCTAATGGCGCTGATTTAAAAACTTCCTCACTCTGCGGGATTCCAGCGGAAAACCCTTTAAGCACAGTTTCTGTGCCGATTTGCCTTCTGGCTGCTGCAACAAAATTTGCTCTACCTACGGGATCCTGAATGCTTTCTTTTAACCTATTGACAGTGCCCTCTGTAACCTGCCTGCCCAAGGTTGCATTCACTATTTCTAAAAATCCGGCAAGAGGGCCAGCGAGAAAAGCTTGCAAAGATATAATTAAATTATTAGTAAGTCGGTCAAACTCATCAATTTCTGTTTCAAGATCCTGGAAAGCCTCAATGCCTTCAGAGCCAATTTTAGAAGCAAGTTCTACTGTCGCCAATTCAGCAAGGCCTTCAACATCACCAAGCTCCTCAAGCTTTCGCGCCAATTCTTCTGACTCTTTGCTGGTGAACAAAGATCGTTCACGCATTAAATCTAATGTTGTACTTAACGACCCAAACGCTTTTCCAGCCTCCATAACACTTGCAACAAATTGATCAACCATTTGACCAGCTGCGCTCAAAGCAATTTGCGCTCCAAAAGAGCCAAACGCCCCACCTGCTGCCCCGCCAATAACTGATCCTGCCCCGCCTCCAAATAACAGAGGGAAGCCAGCTCCTAAACCTATTTGGCCCAGCCTTCGGTTCATGCGCTGTCTTCGCAAAAAGGCAGGAGACCCTGGAATGTTTGGCGCTCCCCCAACAGGAGAAGCAATCATTTGACGCGGACCTTGCATAGGCGCAAGGCCGGGACCATAAGTTTGCCCCCTTCCAAGACGTGGAATTTGACCGCCTGCAAGACGCTTTTCACGCGCAGCGTCAGAAGCAGCGAGCTTTTTATTAAAAGTTTCAAGATTTTTTATATTTTTCGCAAACAACTTATCTACATTGTCTAACTGCATTTTTTGCCTTTTTTGTATTAACTTAAGTTCGGCAAAATGAGCATTTTTATCTGCTCGTAATTCTGCCATTTCTATCTTTTTAATTGCCTGCATCTGGGCGGGAGACCCCGCCATGCCAACGCCTCCTCTGATAGGGCTACTTATGCCGCTGGCCGGGAATGCTGGGCCAAAAGGTCTTCTAGAAACAGTCCTTCCAGCAAGATATGCTGGCGAACCGGGAAAATCTAAGCCCCCTCTAATTGGGCTTGCTATTTGCCTTCCAGTTGCTGCAATCTGGGCAGGAGAACCCATCATTGTCCGCGTTCCACGCACTGGGCTAGACGCAAATCCTTTGCGCTGCTCTTTGAGGATTCGCAGCTTTGACTGCTCTAATCGAATGCTTTTTTCTAAAACACGAAACTCTTTTTCAGCGCTGCCAAAACGTCTTGCGCTTTGCTCGTTCGTAGCCTTGCCTAATTGTTTCCTTAGCTTGCTGACATTAAGACCTTTCGCCTCCATTTCGTTGATTTTATTCAACAAACGTGCGCGACGATCTTGTGTTTTTACAAGTGTGTCTATGTTTAAAGCCTGGTCCCTAGTTTGTTTATTTATTTCTTTTTGCCTTAATTCTATTTTTCTATTTACTTTGTCGAGGCTTTGTATCTTATTAAGAGTCGCATTCAGCATTTCCGTGCTGGGCAACGCTAAAACAGGCTGCTTTTTGCCGCCCCTGCTTTTGCCAATGTTGTTTACAGCCTTATCAATCTTGCCAAGCTGTGTCTCGATATCCCTCGTATTGATCTTGATATTGACTTCGTACTCAGCAGCCACGACTAACCCGAGGACATTGCCCTCAGGTTAGCGCACCTTGCGGAACTGAGCCTGTTGACGAGACTTGTCCATTTCTTTCTCCTCTCGATCAGCCTTCACCGCGCAATACACGCTCCAGCCGACCAGCTCTTCAGTTGACATGGTGGCCCGTAGCTGGGCCAATGTCATTCCTAGCTTTTCGGCTATAAAGAACTGCAAAAACAGGTAGTTATCCTTATCAAGCCTCGCTTTTGAGATCGTCCAATTCTTCCACCTCTTCTGTGCCCTGCATTTTGGACATGATGTCCAACATAATGCTTAACGGAAGTCGATTTTGAATCTTAGCGCGATCTCCGTCTGAGAACATTCGGTTGCCCGCTTCGTCTTCGGCTTTGCGAATCACCATTTGGATTGCAAAATCTAAATTGTCCTCTGAACGCCCTAGGTTCAGAGCTTTCATGGTTTTGTTAATCGAATCTCGATCAGCGATCGTTAAAGGCTTCCAATACAGCTTAAGGACCACTTCGCCACCTTTTTTGATGGCATAACTGCTGCGCTCTTCGACACTGAATGCCTTGCAGAGCTTGTCAATTGCGCGTTGGTCGGCCATAAAATTTTAGTTGACTATTACACTATAGCCTATCCTAAACGAGTGGCTTTAAACGCTTTGTCTAAGTCTCCGAGCAATCCACCTGATCTTGTATAAACCTTGTACCAGTCAGGATTTTCACCCGCAGAAGTTAACTTGCGACGATCACGAGTCTTATGCTCACGATAAGTTGCTGTTCCCCCTCCGGCTCGAGGGACTGTCGCGCCTGGGTTGTTAACTGCAAACCCTGCATACGAAGTTGAGTTGCCTATATACATAGGCACCTGCAAAGGGAAACGCAAAGACGAAACCGTTAACGGACTACCCTGCGTAGGCTTTGGCGCGTTAGTTGGCTTTGGCTGTCCACGAGTGACGTCTCTATTAAAGCCAGGACGGTCATCGGTAGGCTTAACTGCAGTTTGGCTTAATTGCCATTTACGTCCAAAACTAGACGTCCACCAAGGCCCTTCACTTTGCAAAGAACGAATAATAATTGGGCCAGCTGTCTGACGGCCAGTCTCAATTAGCTTGCGAATATCGTTTGAAAGCTCAGCAATTGGTTTTGCCATTAAACTGCAGTAAATGTGCAACGAACTACTGACACAAAATGACTGCTGTTTTCTTCAGTTACAGCAGTTGGGCCAGTAATTTGACCAACACGCGGCTTGGCTGAATAAGTATCTGTATAATCTGACGCATTTACCGAAGTTAACCCATCAATTACCGATTCAGCAATAGCAGCAGCTACAGCACTACCTTGGTTTTTTGGCGTAAAAATTCCGCACTGCACCGTTCCGGCGTATTGGTCAACTGCAGCGCCATGGGCTTGAACTGTTGATTGATCAAAATTTATTGTGACAAGAACATATTTTTTGGTTTTCCCTGGGGTGGTAAATGGAACATTGTCAAAAACCACTAAAACTGTGTCATCGGCATCTGTAATTGCCGTGTTAACTGCAGCCTCAAACGCGGCTCTAGCGTTTACAAGCGTCATTAGAACACCACCCTAAGGATAAAAAGATACTCCTGGCCGCCACGATAAGTTTCGATATTTACAATCTGAGCGGCTTCGTCTGAACCTGCAAATTTAAGCGTAACTTCGTCTTGCATGGTGGGCTGGTTGTCTCCAATTTGATCAGGAGTTATATAAATACGAGCCTGCCGCTCTTCTCTGCCTCCTCCTTCTTCTTCAGACCGAATAAATTCAACCGGGCACTTTAAATCAGAGTAAGGACGGTCAAATAAAGTAAATGATCCCTTCTCGACGTCGTATTCACCGTCAAATTTACGTGTGTAATCAATAGTCGTGTCCAAGCTGTCGCCAAGATCCTTGACGATTGACTTGGCTGCAGCTCGAAAAGCTTTGTCTAGCGCTCCAGGCATGTCAACCTCTCACGGTACGGACTTGGTAACCGCCGCTCCCACCAAGGCAATAAGCGCCAAGGTAAGACTGGAGCCAAGGATAAACATCAAAGAC